TATGTCTGCATCCGGAATGGAAGGAAAGAATAGTTGCAGGCGGTTTTCTGAATAATTTTCAACCAGACTTACACCATTGATGGTGTATTCCTTATTCTCTGTCATTTTCATTTTTCTAGCTCTCTCAAGCTGTTCTTTGACCCGCCGGATATTAGATCCATTATTGGTAATGATATAACTGGGAAACCCTATTTCACCAAAACAGTCGGGAATGAAGAGTTGTGTTATCCCGTTTTCGGAATATCCTAACTCTTTCAGTTTATCATGTTTCTCAATTTCGGAGAGCTTCTTGGAGCGGAGAATCTTGTTGGTGGCTTTCATTGTTTCCTGTTTCTTTCCAAGGGTGGCCAGCTTTTCTTCCAGCCGTTCTACGGCATCGTCATCTCCCAAGTAAATTGAGGCATTATTTTCTGCCGCCTTGGCTTTCTGTTCAAAATATTCAGCTTTCTCGCTAAGCTTTACCGCTTTTCCCAGCGTATTCCATGAACGGTCCAGAATTCGTCGATGAGTACTTTCTGAATGGTGCCCTATAAGTACGGGTTGTCCCATGGGGATGTTCTCCACTAACTTATGGCTTTGACTGTAAGCCTCCTTAGATTCTTTCATCGCTTTTTCTGCAAGTTCCCTGTACCTGCCAGCTTTCGCTTCTTGTCTTTCTTTTCTGTTCATAATTCAATGTTATTTGGTTTGACTATATGAAAAGACCACGACTAATGCGCCGTGGTCTCGTTAAACAAATCCTGTTGTTTTTGGGGAACTATATCATCGAACAAGCCGGGAACACGCGGTTGCAGGGCTTCATACTCTTCCCGGAAAAACTCGGCTTTCGTGCGTCCCTTTTTCTTGCCTTTGCGGGTATGCACATCGAATGTATAAGGTGGAATGGGTATGGGGCTTTGTCTGATATCCTCAATCCATTTTTCTATATCGACATCCTTGCGGTCATAAATGAAGTTCTGCAAGTGGTCGGCATCACGATTCTTCCGGCATTCGCACAGCAGAAGAACAGCTTTGCTTACAAAGATACGCCCTTTGGGTTCTGTGGCTTTCTTGTTTACGACCTCGTGTCCCTGCCATAATGCTTCTATTTCTCCGGTCACGATTCCATAGCAATCCTCGGCGGAGATGGTGAACAAACGCTTCCATACATAATCCCTGTAACCACTGGTCCACAGTTCCAAAGCGAAAAAGCCTGCAACCGCTGCGTCAGCCCTTCTGATCGCTTTCTGCATTGCAGAAGATACTTCAAAAAAATCATAGCCTCCAACAGTTCTGATAGTCATAATTTTTAGTTTTTTGGTTTGACTTATTGTTTATTACATTAGTAAAGATAGTCGTAATTGACAAGTTTGGCAAACAGAATCTTCGCCATTTTATCGCCATTTTCATTTGATTATCAGTATTTGAATTTACAGGTTATGTTATATTGCACGAGCTGTTTTGTCTTGTCCTTCCCGTTGTTGGTTGCGCTCTTTAACAGGATACTGTCACCAAAGTTTTTCTTGATGAAAAGAATGGATCGCCGTTCCTCTTCCTGATTGCGGATAGAGGCCAGCCCTCCTGCATTGACAAATGTATTTTTCTGCTCGAAGTTGTATCTGAGGTCTGTGAGTACACGCCGTTCCTTATACTTCATGTAACAGCTTATCCAAAAATCTTCTTTGAGTCTCAGTTCCTCGTTCCACCAGGTATTTTTGTTATAGATAATTCCGTAACTGCATCCTGTTATCATCTTTGAAAGAGAAAGAAAGCTCGTTTCGTCATACATCACAGGTGATATCCGTGAGGTGAAGCCGAAAAGGTGGATATCCATAAGACTGGCCATTTCATGGAGTGAGAGGATAATCCGGGTAATCTTGTCTTTGTCTTTCACTCTTCCGGACTCGCCTTTCTCCGCATAAAGAGTTTTGCAGGCATGGACATCATCATCGAGCATGAACAGCTCCCCGAAATATCTTGCCATCCAATTACGTTTGGGGATAAGACCAATGATGTCATCGGGATGGGTGACAATCTCGCAATCCGGGTTAAATTCACGATACAGGTCTGCTTGGCTCTCGGCCACACAGACAATGGGATCATTCACCAGCTTTTTGGCGAACACTCTGTCATGCCTTTTATGGCTTGGAATTACTATTTTGCAAGGCATGGCGTACATCTTTTATATCAATGACATTCGATTTGCTTATCTTGCCGGTCTTGTAGGATTTCATGTGCTGCATATCCAACCGTTCACGGAGCCAGTTGCTGTCCACCTCATTACCGGAAATAATGATGAATAGTTCATGTTTCTCATCATATTTGGGAATGAGAGGATACAGGGCGTTGTCATCCGATATGGCGTTGAAACGATCCTTGAATTCATCCTTTTCCTTTTCTGGAGCGAACTCAATACCCCAGTCCTGTAACTCAGCCTTATCCCACTCGTTTTCCATAATATCCATATCATTCTCACCGAAACTTACATTATCTTTTGTGGCGTATTCACGAAGCTTGGCTACGGGTGTATCGTCTGGCAGCACCTTGCAGGGAAGTTCTTTATAGCCCAAATCCTTACAGGCACGTAAACGCAGGTTACCACAAACGACAATGTATCTGCCTTCTGATGGAAAAACGATAAGTTCACGGAGATCAAGCATCTCAGGAGAGTCGGAAATACTTTTTTTCATCGCTTCGAAGCGATAGTCCCGGAAGAAACGTGGGTTCTTCGGAAGCCCGGCGAGCTGGCCCTTGTTGAAGTCCAACAGCTTTATAGAAATGTTTTTTGTCATAACTCACTATTTATCAACTACACTTAAAATCAACATCACTCAAGTCAGTCACAACACCTATTCATCCTTGTTGTCATTGAACTCTATCGTATCCTTGATCAGTTGCTCGATGTTTGCGCATCCGATACGGCTTAGATAAGTTATGGTGGAAATGATGATACCTGCAGCGGCAATCTCCTGTTCTGAATAGCCGGGCAGATGCTTGCTGTGATATTTCGAAGCTTCAAGCAATTCCCTCCATTTGACAGAAATCAATAAGATAAAGGCACGCCTGGAGGTATAATTATTGATTTTACCTTTGCGCATTGCTGTTTCAAGGCATCTCTTCGCCAATTTATTCAATGTTATCATTGTTTGACAGGTAATTGTTAGGACTATATTAATATTCTCAAAGATCCTGTATGATCGGGCGACTCTCTTGGTCTGGGATGGGTTATTTTCATTTTTGTTCCTCTTTTTCTGTTTTGATGTCTGTTACTTTACCACGACTAACAAAACACAGACCTATTCCAGCAGCACATATATTACTACTAGGAATAGGTAATAAATTGTTGTTTTACTCATTTATGGTCCATTTTGAATTATTTTTTTATAACTACCGCCATTGTACTAACAGTTGTTCCACTCTCTTTAAACTCGCCTGCGCTGATTTCAAACACTTCTCCATGTACTTCTTTCAGCCAGTTGCGGAAATCAATACATTTCTTTTCCGAAGCGAATTTCCAGTGTTGGCTGGTTATTGCTGCAAGCGTGCCGCCTTCTTCCAATCGATCATACATAAGCCTGACATGCTCTATATCCTGATTACCGGAAAACGGAGGATTTGCAATAATCTTAGTGTAATGCCCTACACTGTCTTTCGTAAAGTCTTCATCAAGCAATATTACGTTGTTAAGGGTGTGAAGAAATTCTCTGTTTTCCGGCATCAACTCATAACATTCCACTGTTACAGAAGGACAAGCTCGATGAATGGCTTTAATGAGAGCACCGCGGCCGGCACTCGGTTCCAGTACCGTATCATCCTCATGTATCCCTCCGGCAAGCATAACCAGCCAGTCGGCAACATCGGCCGGAGTTTCAAAAAACTGGTAATCCTGCTGTAGGTTGCACCGTTTACCCTCTTTCAGCATGGAAAACACACGTTCCGGATTAAACGGGAATGTGAAACCCTGTATCTTCCCACCTTGCCATGAGCCGCCGGCTTCTTCTATCCACTTTTTTGCTTCGGCATAAGACTTTTTGTTAAATTGAACTTGAGGAAGTTTCAGAACACCGTCCTCAAGAGTACAATGTTTCAATATCTCTTCCACACTCCATTTTTTGCCTTCGTCAGCCTGCTTTTTCTTTTCAGCTATCGGAACATCCGGCGCTAACAGTGAAGATATTTTTTCTACAACTATGTTGCTTGCGTCCATGAAGGCACTGACGCAAGATATCGCTTCGATCAAGAAATCGGTGTCAACATGCCCGGTATCGTCATAGATGTCTATCCCTTCGGTCATGGATGACAGTTCATTGAGCTGCGCAACACTACCATGTAACGTTTCGATTAAAATCTTTTTTTTGTTCGTCATAACTTTTCTGTAAATAAATTCTTGTTGTGTCTACACTTCCATGACCGAGAAGATCGGCCAGTTGAATAACATCTTTGTTTTTTTTCAGGAACATTTTAGCGAAAAAATGTCGGAAGGCATGCGCGTGCATTTTTTTTGAATCGATACCACAATGTTTACCCCATGCTTTCAGGTGTTGTGAAAAACCTCTCTGAGTCAACGGTCCGTATCTCCCGACAGCAAGAGTACCGGACTTGCCTGTCTCCTTTATATAGTCCTTCACCTCCTGTTGTAATTGCTTCTGGAAAAAGAAACGCCGATACTTGTTTCCTTTCCCTTTCAAAACAACCTCGCCAATTGCTATATCCTCCCATGTGAATTGCTGAAACTCCGAGAGCCGGGCTCCTGTAGTACCCAATACCTTGATGAAGAAATAGTAATCCTTGTTGAGTTTTGTTTTCAGATACTCCAGTAACCGATTATATTCATTCTCGGTAGGAACATTAGAAATATCCAGCTTACGTTTCATTTTAGGTCTCTTTAATTCTATCGGCTTTTTCATCCATTTAGAGAACTTTTCAATGGCTGTAATACGTAACCGGATGGTAGCGGGAGATAATTTTTCTTCTTCGAGACTTTTTATAAACCTCCTGCAATTATCCATGTTTACCTCATTGGCATACTCGAAATACTTCTTCATTGATGTGTAATATATATCAACTGTATGAGAAGAGTAATCATTGTTGTCGGTCAGCCACACAATGAAATCATTAAGTTGTTTCTTGTTCTTATCCGAAATGACATCAAGTTTTTCCAAAGGTTTCACCGCCTTTTCCCTTTTTCCATATCCGATGTTGAGATAGGATAATAGATCGCATATAGCTGAACACATTAGCGAATGACGCACCATGACATCAGCATTTTCACGTTTATAATTCAAATAGCCACGGCGGTTCACTTCTTTGGCCATTTCTAAAAAATCCGTGACATGCTTGATATATTTCCCGACAGTATCATAAGTCCTTCCTGTCGTGTATATGTAAGAAATATAATCAGTTAATATCTTCTGTCTGTCATTATTCATAATTTTCTTATTTTAAAATTTCATCAATAGATGATAAAACACTCTCCAGTCTTTCCAACTGCTCAGAGTATTTCATAAGAAGATTTTCTTCTCTTTCCGTAGCCTCCCCTCCATTGTGAATATCATTATACTTTTCGTATTTTGATTTTACACTCTTATATGCTTTCTGAAAGAACGGAAGCAATATCTTACATTCCTCTTTGGTCATACAGACCGTTATCTCGTATGGAGATGAATACGATTTTCTTGTGCTATCTATGTGACTCATTTCTTTCCTGTTTTGAATTTCTTGTTTATTTCTTTTTCAGCAGCTCTGGCCCCTTTCTTGAAACCCTCCACAAAGCTGTCAAAACAAGCTCTATGGATTTCTAAAGTACATCTTCGCATAAGTGGACAAATCGAACATTTTTGGCTAAGTCCGGCTGACTTCTTGGCTATTTTCGTTACATTTTTCATTGGATTTTTAAATTAATTATTACGATTTCTTTCCGCTGCGACTTCACTCATACACATCTTGCACCAGGAGGTGAGACATTGGTATTCCTTATCCCCATATCTGACAGTCCTGTTATAGAACCGGTGGAGCGGAAGGGAACGTCCGCAATGCGGACAAACCTTTCTTCCGGCTTCCGTACCGGCAACCGTTTTGGCTTTACGGCGTACAAGCGTACATCCCCTGCATTCATCCAGTCTGCCTTTGTACTTCCGGCATTTGTGCAGGGAGATGCGCCCGCATGGAGCGAATTTCTCGCAGTCGAATCTAGGTTCTGTGTGATAGATGTTCATACGGCACTGTCCATTAAATCAAACAATGTGGGTGCGCTAACTTCCATCTCCGCCTCATACAGATATGAAAGGCTGTCTTTCCAATAGTCATAATTCAGTTCAGTAGATAATCCCCTACGTTTCAGCCTTATGGCACAATAAGGCACAGTGCCGATACCTCCAAAGGGGTCAAACACCAGCTCACCCTTGTTTGAGTACCGTTCAATCAGTCTTTCAACGATATCGAGCTGTAAAGGGCAGATGTGGTTCTGCCGTTTCTTCTGTGACTGCTTGGTATTGAGCGTGCGCATCCGGGTGACATCATCCCATATCCAGGGCTTCTTGCTTACCGGATCAACGGCCATAAACGTTTTAGGCAGCTTTCCGTAAGCTTCCAATTCCTCTGCGAATGATACATGTTCTTCGTAGTTATATATATGCTCGCGTTCGTAGTTCCTGAACAGATGGCGTATCTTGTCTATTCCGGTTCCTTTCATGTCCTCATAGCTCAATAGAGAGTTACCCGATGATTTCCAACTTGCATGGGCATCTATCTGCCAACGGGCGAGCGAGTATTCACTCTTATTCTTTGTCACCGGCAAATCAGCATAGGCTCGTGAGGTATCAGAAGGCAACTTTCGGAAGAGAAGAACATATTCCGGGCAACCGATACCCATCTTTGAACCGTCCTTGCACATCTCTGTATATCCAAGCCGATAAGTCTGGTTATTCTCCCTCACCACATCCGTATCCACTGTAATACGCCCCATGTAGCGGAACCCGTGCTTCAGATAATGGAACACAGTCATTTCGCTGAACGGGTCGATGGTGGGCATACCGTCACCCGTAGCGTTGCCGAACAGTACACGGTCCTTTACATGGATGCAGGCTAACCGGCCGGGCTTTAAAATACGCATAAGCTCCGGGGTGAGATAGTCCATCTGCTCAAAGAACTTGCCGTTGTCTTCATTATGCCCGAAGTCGTTGTAGGTAGGCGTATATTCGTAGTGGTTGGAGAACGGGATACTGGTTACAATCAGGTCTACCGAATTATCTTCCATCTTCTGACATTCAAGTACATTGTCATTATTGATAGCTTTCCACAGTTTGCCGGACTTCTCTTCCCGACTGGCGAACATCCAGCGCATCATCTTTTCCTCTGCCTGTAAACCGAACAAACCGTTCTTGCGGACTATATCGGTCATTCTGGCTACCATCTGGCGGTGTTGCGCCCACTTCTGCATGAAGCTCTTGTATATCTCTCCCTCACTTTCCGCATAGACCAGATAGAGGTCAACCGGATGCTGCTGCATGAAACGGTAGATACGGGCTATTGCCTGAAACTTGTCGTTGAAACGGTAGTCAATGAACATGATTGCCTTGTGGCAGTGGTACTGGAAGTTCAGACCCTCACCAAGCATTTCAGGTTTGGCGGCCAGATATTTCAGGCGGCCATCCTTGAAGTCCGCTATCACCCTGTCGGCTTCTTCATCATCTTGCGAGCCATACACAGCCTTACATCCGGGAATTGCCTTGCAGAGTGCCTCACGTTCAGCCTCCAAGTCGTGCCATAAAAGGAAATGATCATCCTTGTTTTCGGAACGGTTGATTATTTCCACCACACGGGCTATTTTCTCAGTCATGTTGTCCCGGCGTTCCTTTGCCGCATCAACAAGTCCGAGAGCAGCCTCGCGGAACATCTTGACCTGTCCGTCACGGTCGGTGCCGGCAGTGGAGTTGTCCACACTCACGACTTCTTCATGTACTCGTAACTCCGGTAACTCATATCCTGTATCGGGATAACAGAGATCAGATGGTTTTGTAAGAAATAATGCCCATGTACTTATCCATAACCAAAATTCCTTCTCCTTGTGGGGATAGAGGGTAAGATTGTTCGCTTTCGTGCTGTCACGCTGGAAGAACCTTGTAAGTGCCTGCCCGGTATCCATCACTCCAAGGTAGCCGGCATAGTGTATCAGCTCCTTGTATCTGTTGGGTGATGGCGTGGCAGTGGCAACAAACCTGTACGGAACTTCTGCAAACAGAGGAAGAAACTCCTGA